TACGTTAGTTCCCCATTTACCAAGGAGACGGCGACTAGCTAGTCTGTAGGTTGTTGTCCCAGCCAAATTGTAAGCAGTTGTCACCCTATCCACCATTGGCTTTGTGTGGAGACCTTCGTATGGAGGAAACTTTAGCTGCCCTGTCTCCTTCGCAACTGAGCGATAACGCAAGATGATGGAGATTGCCGGTAGATTGTGCTTTAGACGCAACTGAAGCAACGTCTTCTCGTTAGTTAGGTCTCGGTCAGGCTTCTTTAGGCCAAGACCTTCGTAGAGATAAGCCGATACTTGCTTGGGACTGTTGGGATTAAGCTCACGCCCAAGTAGAAGTCCAAGTATCCTGCGAAGCTGGAATTGATAACGCTCGTTGTACATGGTTATCATGCGAAGCTCTGGTGTGTCAATGCGAAGTCCTTGTAGCATCGCAGTCAGGTATGGCGTGACCATTGAGTTAACTTGTTCAATAGACTTCTCAGCTCGGAGTGTCTTGGACAGGCTATCAATGGTTGGTTTTATTAGAGCCATAGTCAGCACATCCTTGATGTTATATTCATAGAGTTGCTGAAATTCGCTACTTGTGCGCGGATTAAAGCAGCCCTCGTTCTTGTGGTAGGGCTGATCTGTGTAGAGGGAGATGCAATGGCCCAACGACTTCTCAACCTCAGGGAAAAGCCTGTGATGCGACAGCATTGTGTCAAAGACTTTGGTTGGGGCAGGAATACCATAGCGATAAGCAATTACAAACAGGTCAAACAGAGCGTTGTGAATGATAACCGTATTGTCACGCAATGCAACGGCTAATGCTCGTAGGACTTTGTGGGTATTATCGTAGTAGTAGTGGTTTACTTGAAGCATTGGGACACACCAGCCCTTGTCGGGGCCAAAGGAGAAGCCAAAACAGGTCATCTCAAGGTGCTTATTCGTCTCAATGTCGAAGAACATCTCCTGTCCCTTGGTATTTGTCAGCAGATCAATGATCTCCTGCTCCTTGGGGTAGGTGATTAGATCACCGCTCTCAGGTCTTGGCGGTATCTTGAGATATTGAGCGGCCTTGGCGACATCACGCAAGAACCAGAATCTCCAGTTGCTACGCTTTGTCTTGCCGTGTCGGACTGTCTCGTACTCCATCTCTGTCTCGTTTGACAGGGGATTGAAGTAGGCTTTGCGGTCAATCGCATCCTGTGGTGCAAAGGTTGCAATGTATGTCCTGTTATGCGCAACCCAAGGACATCCACGCTGCTCACCAATAGAGGCGTTCTTGAATGTACCCAAGGATTTTTGCCCAAGCAAAAGGATAACCTTTGTGTCAGGTAAAAACCCCTCGCCAAGGGTGTTAAGCAACCTGATGTCGCAAGCTTGGCGAGGGATTCCCAATGCACCTTGAAAAAGATGACCGGCGTAACCAGAGATAAGTTCGCAATTATCGAACCTACTTTGATTTTCAAGTATTACGGTTAGTCCGCTGTAGTTCAGCGTTGGTTTGTGCCGCATTGAGTGCCTGTTCTTTTAGTTTATCACGCATTGTCTTACCATCCTTCTCATCCTTCATATAGTCTTGAAGCATCAAGATTATATCGTGGACTCCAGACATATAACCGTCAGCCAAAGCCTCGGCAGTCTTCTCCATAGTTAAGATGCGCAACCGCTCAAGCGGTTGCGCAGTCTCAGGTTGCTTGTCGCAAACCTCATCAATTATTGATTGTATCTCTTTCATAAAAAAGAAGGCTGGTCACAGGGAGAATGCAAAAAACAACCCCGCACAAAAAACTGGAAACCAGTTTACCCAGCCTTGGTTGATTATTGAACTACGATGTCCATTTCGGGCGCAGCAGACACAAGGGAGCCGATAGAATAGCCGTTGAAGGTGACAGGATCACCTGTCGCAGGGTCAAGCATAGCTTCACCTTCTGCATTCTTCTTGGTTATCTTCTCGGTCTTGATTGTGGCATAAGCAGCCTTGCCTTTGTAAAGGTCTGCATCAGTCTCAACCGTACCCCAAGGATCATTCTCGTCAGAGCAATTGATCTCAGCGGGGAGGTTCAAGGTACGATGCACACGCTTTATGCGTGGGGCAGACTTCTCCATGAACACCAAGTATTCGCGGAATTGCAAACCAGCAATCCGCACAGTTCCCAAGTCAGCATCTTCGATGGACTCAGGTGCAACGATTTCCCATGACAAGACAACCATTGGGTTGCCAGCTTGGGATGTTTTAGACTCCGCATCAGCAACGCGGATTGTGTATGTGTTTGACGGCAAGAACGGTCGAGCGTTCTCAGTCACTTCGTTTAGGTTTATAGTAGGCATATGTTTTTGTTTATCCTTGCTTCGTGCAAGAAATTATTCACTCAAGGCTAGGTTGTGATAGGCTAGATTACGGACAACCTCATCGAGGCTCCCCACTCCAAAGCAACGCATCTTCAACAGGTCAGCTTCAGTCTTGTTGAGCAGATCGTTTATGCGTTTCATCCCATGTAGATGGAAACAGTTAGAGACACGCTGAGTCCAATGTATGTCGTTGATTTCTGAGTGACGATCAACTGGTTTACACACAACAAGACCCTCTATCTGCTTGAATAGTTTTTCCGGGCCAAGTATAGAACGCTTGCGCCCATGCAGAGACCAGATTTTAGTCTCGGATTCATTCAGGTTTAGTTTAACTGACTGAACAACCATGCCAGAGTCTAGGTTAATGAGGCAGTCACCATAAGCTTCACTTGTTAGTGTTACCCAATTAGGCATAGTATTCCTCCAATCCTGTGATGACTGTGTTGAGATCGTTAGGTATGTAGAGGTCTTTGAACAAACCAAGCGGAGTCTTTGCGGAGGTTATCCCATCAGAATTTGTTTGGAAACAGTATTCGATGTTGTCCTTCTCACGCCTGACTTCGGTGAACAAGACAAGGAGTAGCTCCTTCTCAATGCACCCCTCATGGACTTTACCCTGCACCTTAATGCGGCGCGTGTTATATTCGCCGCCAGTTGGTTGCATGATCTTAACAATCTCGTCGATGGCCGTGATAACGACTGTGGCCTTCTCATTCTTGAGGCTCTCCAATGTTTTGCGGATAGCCTTGTTGTAGTACGACCACACATCGTAGCCCTTGTACATTTTCTGAGCTGTCTCAATGAGAATCTCACAATACTTTGTGAAGGACTCAATGACAACAATCTCAGCATTCTGCAAGGCAGTAGCAATCGCCTTGTCAATGTCAGGCAGCGTGTTGGCTGTGATGATTTGGAAGTTTTTAGCTTCCCTAAACGGTAAACCTTTCCGCTCAAGATCAATGATGATTGTCTTGTCAATGGGAAGATTCCGCAACGATGTTGACTTACCAGAACCGCTGGAGCCAACTATTCCTATTAGTGGTTTATTCATTTTTCAGTTTCTCCTTCAATACCGTAAGGTAATGAAATTGGTCAATAGTCTCCTCGATGGCAGCGTCAATGAGTTGTGTGGTGGTCATGCGCCACATTCCTTTGTCGCCTTTTGGGTTGTGTTCAAGTGAACCAACATCGAATTTCTTGGGTGCTTCGCGCACAAAGTTTGCGAGAGCGAGTCGTTTAATTTCTGGATCGGTCATGTTTGGAATTTCAGGGGATCGTATAGTTTAGTGTAGTAGTCGTTGTCAATGACGGCTTCAAAGTGTTCACCGGCATTGCAGATGTTTGTGAACCGGCACATACCAAACTTTGTCTCACAACAATTGAAGTTGGGAAGGAATGGGATGCTGTCGGTAAGTAGTCCTTTCTCAAGTTGATCGGTGAAGTTTATGACGGTGTTGGTCAAGTGTTCCTCAAACTTCTCCATTCTGTCAGGAGAGAAGTCGAGGATTGCACTTCGTTGGAACTTGTTCTTACCCGTCCGCGACAAGAAGATGCCGTTAATGATGGCTTGATAGTTGCGGTCAGGGAACAGCTTGCGTAAGACCATCGTGTAGGCCATCAGTTGCGTAGACATTCTGTAAGTGTCTAGGTAACGATCAACGCCTGTGACTGCCGTGGACTTGTGGTCGCAAAGGATGCTTTGGCCGAAGTAAGTCCCAATGAAGTCTATTGTCCCACACAAAAGAACGTCGATTGTGTCGTTTGAGTAGAAAGGGAAGGCGAACTTCATCTCAAGCAGCGGCTCCCCCATGTGCCTCTCAACAACAAGACCATCAACATCAGAGTAGTTGTCGAAGTATTGCGTTAGACAGGTTGCAAGATGACCGGCGGTACGCCAATCGGAGTCAGGAACGATTATCTGTGGGTTTGAGTAGTGTTCCAAGGCCATGTTCATTGATTCGGTCTTGTCTCCCGTACCATAGTAGTGTTCCAAGGCTTTGTGATAGGCTGTGCCGTATTCCATCTTGTGATTCATGTGGTTATTCCGTAGACCACGAACCGTGGTAAAGAAGAACCTGAGATCGCAAGTGGATTCACGGTATGATGAGGCATCTATTCTCAAGATGTACCTGTCTTCGGTTTTTTCAAGTAGATTTTTCAAGGTTAATTTTGCGGCCCCGCCGCTTCTTTACTAGGATTAACTCGTCTGGTTCTGCTGTGCGTGAGATTTTAAGATATGGTTCCATGTGCGTAAGCAACTCGGAATCTGTCATCTCCTCCAGCTTATCAACTGAAACATCCAGTAGTTGTTCGATTGTCATGTTTTTATATCCATCGCTGCAATGAAGATGCAGCCAAAGAAGACGATGAACCAAGCAAGGCTGAAGAGGTCGTAGAGAATACCAGCTATCATTTCATCACCCTCACTTTCGATTCAGTAACCTCAACTTCAGAGTCGGAGTCTACAAGATTATAAACCCACTCCTTGTCATCGGGATTAACGGCAACGCTCCGCTCAAACAACTCGGAATCCTTGGCAGTCTTGTACCACGTTTCCAAATCATTCTTCCAGCGGATGCTATCGTTGAATTCATACTCAAGTTCGCGGAGAGTCATGCGGTTTTTAACTACGTCTTTGAAGTAGGCAAGGATTCCATTGTCCAGCTTGCGAAAGGCAATGCGAGAGCGGAGGATCACATACTTGTTATCATCGAAGTTATCAATGATGAACTTAAAGCCGTCGTTGAACTTGACATAGAGGGTGTTTGGCGTGAAGCCGGTCTCTTGCGATGAGATGTAGACATCTTTGCCGGTCTCAAGCAGACGATCAAGGATTGGTTGAACTTGCTTCGCCGCATTAGGCGAGTAGCTTGATCTGTTTATGCCAGAGTTTTCGCTTTGCATTGTTCCATCAATTCTTTTGCTTGCTCAAGATCACCCTTAGCCACAGCAGCCTGAGACATCATGAATAACTTTCGCGCAGACAGACCGCGAATTGTGGGATGCCAGTTCTTACAATCTTCAGCAGAGAAGACACAACCATCTGGATGCTCACGATATAATTCATCCTTGTAACGCTCAAGCTGAGACGTTGGCAAGTTCTTGGGTAGGCTGTTCTTAACCTTGGTTCGCAAGCGCGATTGAATCTGTTGATTCAGCAGGGCAAGGACAGTCGCCTCGGTGTAGGATTCAACTGCCTCAGACAGCTTCTCAAAGACAGGAACAAAGAACTTAAGCCCTTTGAAATCCCCGTCAACGTATTTTTCTTGTTTATGTTGCATAATCTAGGTTAAAAGGTTAACCTGCTGATATGTTAGCAGGAACTATGCCAACTTTTTTCGGTCGGGTAATACTAATAGATGATAAATTCACCCAATAACTCGTACCGTGCCATGATACCTTGTACCTCTCTGTAGTTCCCGTCGAGTGGTGTTAGCTTTAGGATTTTAGTGGCCATGTCTTGCGCCTTCTTCCTCTCAATATCGTGAATCTTGTGGATATATAGGGCAAGATCATTGGGTCGCTCTCTTATTGGCGTAGTTCTTATGATAAAAACCGTGAGACGATGGTAGAGGTCTAGTCTAAAATCGCCAGACTTGACCATCTCCTTGAGATCACGGTTAGTTGAGCAGACTATTCGACAAGTTGCCGTGCTGAGTTTAGCCGCTCCCACCTTGCGAAACAGTTTGTATTGGATAAATCGCAATAGTTTCGGTTGTAAAGTAAGTTTGAGTTCCCCAATCTCATCAAGAAACAGCGTTCCTTGAGCGGCTAACTGGACAAGGCCGGAGGTGTCACGAGTTGCTCCTGTGAAAGCCCCTTGTTTGTGACCGTAGAGGAGTGACTCAAAGAGGTCTTCTTGCAGAGTGGTGACGTTAATGGGTACAAAATTATTGCCGCGTGTGGCTTCTTGACTGGATGTGGGGTGACGATCCCCATGTAGGAGTTCAGCGAAGTGTTCCTTCCCTGTGCCAGACTCCCCCGTTATGAGAACAGGAGAGTCT